AGATTATCCGTACATCACATACTGCTTCTAAGATTTGCATGAAAGCATTATTGCCCTCGTATTCTTGAAGTTTAGCGATCTTATTCTTTCTGCCTGTTGTTTTTTCAACTTCTTTAAAGATATCACTGATTAATTTTATTGCCATTTTAAAACTCCGATATGCATTCGGTTAGGTTTTTGAGTTTGTATTTGATAAAATAGTTAAACAATTTTGCACGAGTCTTGTTACTTTGTTCAGATAGTTGTTGCAACGTTTCTTGCTTGATTTCTGAAGGTACACGATCTAGATCGATCATCATACTATTACGATGATAATTGTGTAGTAAATCTTCAGGAACTTCTTTGAGCAATTCATCCATACGTTTTGCTCGTAGCGGCTTCTGTCGTGCATTGGCCACGAACGTATCATCAGAACTCAACACATTAGGAATACCATCGCCTGTATCACCTTTGATGATGTGTTCTTTAAGAAAAAGTTCAGGATCATTACATTTAATAAAACGCTTACGCACAGGATCGAACTGTTTGACGTTTGCATACTTCTGCAATTGTTGGAAGTCTTTGTCACCTGATAGGATAAGAATTGGTTCACCGCCGAGTTCGCGACCATGTTCATGACACAGTGTAGCAATCACATCATCAGCTTCAGCATGTTCTACTCGAACAGTAGGATAAGGGAAGAACTCGGCAAGCTCATCGCGGACCATGTTTAGCACACGAAAAATCTCATTCCAATCTAGTCCGGAATCTTGACGATTCTTCTTACGATTTGCTTTATAGTACGGAAAAAACTGTTTGCGCCAGTTAGACGTAGCATCGCATGCGATGACTAGCTCGCCGAATTCTTGTTCGAACTTGACTTTGTTTGAGCGAATTGAGTTGAGGATCATATGCCGTAGCAAATCCTCGTTAACTTGAACATTCTTTGGGCCACTGACCATAAGGTTGGCAAGGGCTACTTGGTTGTAATCTAAAATAATCACTGTTAAACTCCACTTATTTACTAGTATATTCTACCAAATAAAAGTGGTCTTGTAAACCTAAAAATCAAATTCTAATTGAGATGTGTTATTGCAGAACATTGGACTATAAAGAGAATGAGAAAAATCTTGAATAGGATGATATACATCATTCATTTTATATATTAGAGATTTCATAGTCTCATATAAAAATGAAATATCAGTTATAAAATTCTCATTAGATATATCATATGAAGATGCATGCATTCCTGATAAAAGTTCGCTCAAAAATTCTTCTGTTTCTATTTCTGCAGATTCAAATACAGAATAGTTAGCAAAACCATCTGCTATAGCCATCTGTTCATATCTGCGATCTAATGGAAATTCTATTACTTTACCCATAATAGTATTTATATTATGTAGTACTGTAACTAAAAATCTCCGGCGGCGGATCAGGAATAGAACGATCTGTTATAGCTAATTTAAGTGATTTTAGTAAAGCTTCCCATTCAGATTTTCGATTAGTCCAGCTATAAAAAGTATCAGTGTATATTTTTGACGGCTGTGTGTTCAAATACATATCGTTAAAATTTTCAATGGTAATATCTAACATGTTATAACATGCAGCTGCGTGGGCTGTTGGTTTTTCATTGTATTGATACATATTTGTCCAATGAGAAGCGGTTTCGAAAATACCTCCATAATTCGAATGCACACAAAGATTTCTTGCCGACATAGCTTCGAGTAAACATAAACAAGATGTTTCTTGCCATGTAGTAGGATATGCAAAAATGTGAGATTTTTGTAGTGCGGTTCTTATCTCGTCATTTGATTTTGTACCATGATTCGTCACATTAGGATTTTTTTCAAGAGCTTCAAACACACTCTTATATTGTTCGTCTCTCTGATCCCAACCGTATAATTTAAAAGATGAATATACATCGAGATGAATATTGTCATATTTTTCACACAATTTGTCAAACACAGCCGCTAAAATATTTAAACCACGGTGCGGTGTAGAATGATAAATGAGATTAATATTTTCTTTATCTTTTTCTACTTCATCAATTGGATCAATAAAGTTTTTTAGTACAATACAATCAGAATGATTTAAACCATAACGAGCAATGTAACCCTGCATTTGCCAATTTGAGACAAAAACATATTTGTGAAACTTCATTTTACCATGTTCTGTAGCAAGAAATTCAGATTCTGGATCACCTGGTAAATCATGAGCCCAAAATATACGTATTTTGTCTTCGTCGAGTTCGCGGAAACGTGAAGAAACGATTTGAAAATCTTCCAGTAGGCTTTTATCCAATCGTTCTGCAACTTTTAGAGTTAGTTGTTCGGTACCGCCCATCGATTTTTGATTTGTTTCATTACGAACAAATTTTCCGCCAAGTATCTCAGCCATTTTCACGATCCTTGATCAAATTATCAGTGCGTACAGCGCGAACATTTCCATAATTACCAGATTTAGTTTGATTTTTATGTCTGAATAAACATAAAGTATAGTTACTATCTTGTTTTCCCATCGGATATACGATTTCTCGTGTCTTTTTTACTCTCCAAACATCTAACATTATAATCCACTCTCCAAATATAACATTAATTCATGAACATATCGATTATTAACAACAGCATAAGGAAATCCTTTTTCTGAGATATCCGGATATATTTGTTGTAATACTTTTCGTTGTATATCGGTGTCTACCTCAATAAGCTCGCAATCTATTCCTCTTTGCTCTATATACATTTTTAACAAATCACACGGCGGGCACCCTGATTGAGTAAAAACTACTATGTGTTCTTTTTCTTTAGCCATTTTCCGTTTATCTTTCCACCAATGAATTCGTTGTAGTATTCTTCAGTCAGTAATGCTTCGCATCTAATCTGATAATCCATTTCCCAATATGCACACTCTGTTTTTGTTTCACACAGTTGTACAACATATCGTTCGAACTCTGCACCATTCGCGAGCTCATCTTTGAGTTGTTGATTTGATCCGTAGTATTTTTTCCAGTCTGACTCGACTAATGATCTTCTCTTTCTCTTCTTGCCTTTGAGAGGAGGTAATGTCTTTTTACTCCAAAAAAATTTTTTGCCGATATACTTGCGTTTAGTTTCTTTATTAATTAACAAGTATACCATACCATAATAATTTTGTACATGCTCTGATTCGAGGGCCCAACCTTCTAATAGATGTATCCAAGGATTTTCATAGCTTGCAGTAGTTAACGACGACATTCCCTTCGTAGAATATTCTTTTTGATTTGGCAAAACTATCTGACCACCGTTGTTCGGCGCATAATGCATCTTCGACGATTACTCTACCTATACCAACTTGTACTACGCCTTTTGCACATTCGTGGCAGATAGGTAATCCATAAACATAGAGATGTGCACCTTTGAGTGAAACACCATTCTCTACAGCATTATATATACAATTCATTTCAGCGTGTACCACAAGCTCATATTTTGTCTCGCGATTATTGAGTCTCTCTTCAGTGTCTTGTATTCCTTTTGGGAATCCATTATATCCCGTGGCGAGAATATTACGATTTTGACCAACGGCTACAGCACCAATCTTTTTAGACGGATCTTTCGACCATGTTGAGATGTGTTGTGCTAACGCTAAGAACTTGCGATCCCATGCCGAGCTAATACTATCTCTCACCATTCTAACTCCATGTCATCATCATATTCAAATTGTTGGTCTTCAAGAGAAGCGCTGCAAATTGGACAAAACTCAATTGGCATTTCTTCATCATCAAAATTAGTCTGACGAATAATTACGTCACACTTGACTTCGCATGATCTGCAATTAATCGTTTTCTTGTACATCTATTATACCCTTTTCGAAAACTACTGAAATAAAAACTGCCCCTACTAAACCTTTATCTGCAGTCGGTTTTATGTCTAAAAAATGTCGCTGTGCATATCTTTCACGCGCGATTTCATTTACTATTTCTATTTTTTGCAATGAAGCCAATGATTGACTTCCTATGTAGCTATGTTTGATAGCATAATTAAAATGACTGGCCATTTTTGCAAAAAATGCTGGATTAAATGAATAAAACCCCATTTCAAATGGAGAATAATATGGTACCACATGTAAAATTTGTGATTGATCTTTTGTAATATCATTCAATGTCTCATGAAATTTTATTTGATCTAAGAAAACATCAGAACTATGGCAATTAAAAATAAAATCGTATTTTTTATTATCTTGTGACCAATCTTCAAAATTGTTTATATTCACTATATCTACATGTAAAAAACCCAAATACCTATACATTTCATACATATCTTTGGGTCTTTCATGTATATCTTCATAATCAAGTAAAGTTTTTATACTGTTCCAATCTTGTATATTAGTGTCACCGATATGTAATACGTTCCATTTTTTTCTGGTTTCTCTATCTATTTTTTTTATTTCATTGATAAAAAAATTATTAAATACTTTTGAGGCAAAATCAATCAAAATGAAAAGTCCTTAAATGTGTCATCATCAACATCTTTCTTAATACCGCCTACAATGTAAGATGTAATTTCAGTTTCTTGTGGTGCAACTTGTACTTCAGCACCGCTAATCCATTTCTGTGTCCATGGCAAAGGATCAGATCCACCTCGTTCATTAGAGAGGCCAATGGCATACATACGCTTATTGCCTAACCACTCCACATACTCACCCAGGAGCTCTGCGTTTAAACCGATCATCGAACCCTCTTTAAAGAGATATTCGGCCCATGCTTTTTCTTGATCAAGTACATCACGAAAAATTTGTTTTACCTCGTCCTCTGTATCTATAGCAATTTTGGCATAGTCTTTGTCTTCTTTAGGTAGCAGCTTGATGAGTTGCTGAGTAGATGCCATGTGCACATTCTCGTCGCGTGCAATAAACTTAATAATCTTTGCATTACCTTCCATCTTCTTTAGCTCAGCGAATGCCCAACTACAAGCGAATGACACATAGAATCGAATGCCTTCGAGTGCATTGACAGCGTTCAATGCAAGCCATAGATTTCTTTTCGTTGGATTCTCTGCAAGGTTATCATAGTATTTCGAAATAGATTTAGCACAGTCGACAATCTCTTTGATGTCTAGCATCTCATCGAATACTTTAGAAGGATCTGAATACACATTACGAATAATATGTGTATAAGATCGGGAATGAATGGTCTCGCTGAAGGCCCATGTTACGAGCCAGTTCTCAAGTTCAGGTAACGAACACAAAGGCATGAACGTCTCAACGGGACCGCGCCCTTGTACTGAGTCAAGCAAGATCTGACGTTTCAGATTGCTCGTAAAGATATGTTGTTCGTGCTGAGTTAGATTTTTAAAGTCTTTACTATCGCGAGTAACGTCAACTTCTTCGGGACGCCAAAAGAAACCGAGTTGCTTATCAGTCAATGTCTCGAAAATACGATAGCGTTGCTTATCATAGCGCGCGATGTTTACACGAGGGCCAAAGAATGCTGGTTGTGTTGTAAAATCAATTTTTTGTGTATGAAATACGGACATTATTCTGCTTCTTCCTTTGTTTTATAACTCCACTCATCTGTATGACCCACACTCCACTTTGGTTCAGTTTCTACATGATAGTTTTGTGTACAAACCTTAAAGTCAGGCGTCTGTGGCTCGTCGATAGTTAAACTCGAGTCTCGCCAAATAATTCTGTTGTTCGGCTGAGCTGCAAATTGACCATTGTCTAGTTGAATAATGTTAAATGACTTGTGTTCTGGATCATGTTCACTAAAGTTTTCGTTGAGCACGTTCTTGTCTGCATGACAATTATCTATTGTAAACAAATATTCGCCTTCATGAAACTGCTTATCTTTGCCGAAAAACTTACAACTTGACAAAAGTGGTTTCTGTATAACAGTTATATGATAGTCAAAGCAGTCCCATAATTGTAATATGTCGAGCGGCAGATCGAAATCGAGATCTGTCTTCCATACGAATGCAGATATTGGTAGCTTATCAAACAACGCGCCATAATCTGTTAATAGTGTTTCAAAGTACAGCGCTTTACCTGTCACCGATTTGACTGATGTCCATACACCTGGCGTAAACTCGCCATGGCCGTATTCGAGATCATAGAGATACTCTTTACGAACCATGACAGGGATTGGAGGTAGATTATGTACTAAGAACGCCATTAAATTTTACAAGCATCACAGTCGTCAGGATTACTGAGATCACAAACAGGTGCTTGTTCTTCAATAGGTGGATCACGTTCGTCTGTGATTTCGCCAGCTCCGTCATAAGTGTTGTTGTAGTAGAGTTGTTTGCCACCATACTTATAGAACATCAACATGTGTTGCATCATCAATGACAGTGGAATCTTTTCCTCATCATAATGCAGAGGATTGTAGCTAGTATTCACAGAGATACCTTGATCGATAAATTTCTGCAATACAGCCATGATCTTCAAATAACCTTCAGGTGATTTTTGATCCCAAAGTAAATCGTACTTATTCTTGAGTCGGCCGATCTGAGGAACAACTTGCTTCAGCACACCATCTTTTGATTGTTTTACAGAGATGAGCGAGCGTGGTGGTTCAATACCATTCGTACTATTACTAATCTGCGCAGACGTCTCAGCAGGCATCAGCGCCATCAGTGTTGAGTTACGAATACCAACTTTTTGTAACAAATCACGCAATGTACCCCAATCCATTTTGTAATCTGGCTTTGCCAATTCATCGACTGTTGTCTTATATGTGTCGATGGGTAATACACCGTCATGATATTTGGTTTCATTTGATTTCAAACATGCACCCTTTTCAGCAGCGAGTACAGCAGATGCTTGAATTAGGTGATATGACCATGCTTCTGCATATTCATGTATTAGTTCGAGGTTCGGATCTTGATAGTTCGTATCATTCTTTGCTAGCCAATGGGCAAAGTTAATAATGCCTACACCAAGTGGCCGACGGTTCATAGAGCCCACAAAAGCGGCCTTGACAGGATAGTCTTGATAATCGAGCAATGCATCGAGCGCGCGAACGGCCAATTCACATGGCAATGCGAAGTCAGATGGTTTCTTGACATTGCCCCAATTAATAGCAGCCAGAGTACACAGACTAATCTCGCCGTTCTCATCGTGTAGATCGTTGAGTGGCGTAGTGGGAAGATTAATTTCGCAACAGAGGTTCGACTGACGAATTGGCGCGAGTTCTTTCTTAAATGCACCATGATCATTCGCATTGTCAACGTTCATTAAATAGATACGACCAGTGTCTTTTCGTTCTTGCATAAATGCAGCAAAGAGATCACGAGCTGGAACAGAGCGCTTCATAATAGAAGTCTTACGTTCGTATTTTTCGTAGAGATCACGGAACTTGTCAGTATCAGTAAAGAATGCTTCGTACATATCTTTGCATTCATGTGGCGAGAACAAAGTAATGTCCTCGCCTCTGACTAGTCGTTCATACATAACTTGATTGAACTGTACGCCATAATCCATATTACGGACACGATTTTCTTCGGTACCTTTGTTGTTTTTGAGTACGAGTAAATCTTCTACTTCGTAGTGCCAAATTGGATAGTAGATAGTAGCCGCTCCGCCTCTAACACCACCTTGCGAACAACTTTTAACAGCACTTTGAAAATACTTAAGAAAGGGGATAATACCAGTATGACTAGTATCACCATTGCGCACAGCAGAGCCCAAAGCACGGATGCGACCGGCACCGACACCGATACCAGCTTTTTGAGAAACGTATTTAACAATTGACGAGGCTGTTGCATTGATAGAGTCCAGTGAATCATCAGTCTCGATAAGTACGCAAGACGAGAACTGTCGTTGAGGCGTTCGTACTCCCGCCATGATAGGTGTAGGCAGACTAATATCAAAATTACTGAGTGCATTATACAACTTCACCACCCACTCCATTCTATTCTTCTCATAATCTGCAAATAACGTCATAGCAATACACATCATTGCCATTTGAGGTGTTTCAAAGATTTCGCCAGTCACACGATCTTTAACGAGATACTTGCCACGCATTTGTTCCATTGCGGCATAAGTTAGTGCAAAGTCTCGATCATGATCAATCTTCGTATCGAGAAACTCTATGTCTTCTCGACTATATTTGTTCATGAGCACAGGATCATATCTAAACGCAGCAATTTCATTAATGATATGTTCTACTAAAGAAGGTGGATCAAACTTACCATAAACTTCTTTGCGCAACCCATAATTGATCAGACGACCTGCTACATATTGGTAGTTCGGTGTTTCTTCAGTGATAAGATCAGCAGCTGCTTTGATCAACATCTCTTGTACATCAACAGTCTTAATATTATTGTAGAACTGAATGTGAGTTTTGATTTCAAGCTCGGATGCAGATACTCCGTTTAGTCCATCGCATGCATACGCAGCTACGCGATGAAACTTTTCGAGATCTAAGACTTCTCTTTCGCCATCTCTCTTCGTAACTTGAATGTTTTGAATCATTAGATCACTCCGCGTTCATGCAGTTTTTGACGGTTGGCAAGATGTGCCTCTTTAATGTCTTCCTTACTTAAACCAAAATAAGGAACTGCATGACCTTCGCGGATCATAATGTCTCCTAAAAACATAAAACTATCGGTCTCATGATCATATATTTCGAACTTACCCAAAATTCTGCCGAATTTACCCTTTGCATCATCACCAGGTTTTTCAGTAACAAGTACTGCATTAGATCCTACTGGCAATCGACTTTCTACATATTTCTTTGCCAATAAACCAAATTGCTTTTCGACTTTGTCTCGAGTACGAGATTCTGGTGTGTCAATACCATGAATACGAACTCTTTCGTTATGTTGCCAAATCCCGAAACCGAGATCGATATCTACATCCACAGTGTCGCCATCGACAATCCTGCGAATTACGCAATTGTATCTAAACATTATTTTGCCCTATTATCCGATTCGATCACAACATCATCATAACCCATGATAATGCCATAATCTTTTTTAAGTACGTGTAAAATTTTATCTATGCCGTCGCTGGCACCTTTGATAAACCCTGCATGATATGCTTCTGCTTTGCCAATCAATTGTCCCACCTGATAAGAAATAAACATCAATGCAACTGTAATGAGAGCTGATAAATCAATTTCCATCTTTGAATGCGCCCCATCTTTGAACGTAATTTTCTGCTAAATCTTCTGCATAGTGTACATTGTGTTTTTCTAACAATTCGGTACGTGTAAGAATCCAGCGACCATAACCCCACGCTTTTGTTTCTTTCTCGTACATATGTACTCCATAATGATACTTATCTTTGAATACTTCAGCCTTACGAGCATTGTCTTCATTGATAAATGTCGATATCAAAAGATGATTCATATTCTTTTCCACGCAGTGTAATGTATTTTCGCTTCGAGTCCAGAGGATATATTATCTCTTAAAACGTCGTTGATGTACATAGTCTCGGACGATAAAATCATGTCATTCACATCTTTCGATTTGATTGACTCTGGGAATATGACCACCTTATATCCTTTATCTATTGTCTTCTCAATTTTAGCACATGTTTCAATTGATCGTGGTTCGTTATCGTAAACAAAAACGCTGTTTTCATTCACTAAATCCCAATCAATAGATCCACCAGCCATTGCGATTGAGTTATCTACAAACATCGAATCAATTGGACCTTCGAGAATGTAGTGAGTTTGTGAGCGATCACATGTATCTAAGCCAAAGACTTTAGACTTCTTTGTGTCGATCATTATTGTTATATACCGTATGCCATCTTTACGAAATGATCGTCCTTGAAATCCGAAGAGGTTTTTATCCTCATCGAGAAACGGTATAATGAGACGTGGTTCATCGTTATCTAACGTATCAAACTTTCCTGGTATCACGCTGTTAACGAATTGCTTAAACCGCGGAGCATAGAACAGCTTAGCATGATACGGTGTAGGAATTTGTCTCTTGTTTATATATGCCTTTGCGGGATGATCGTGAGGCAATTGTGAGATTTTTTTGAGATTTTTTAGCTCGCTAGACTTAACGAACTTGGGAGGTTTCATCTTAATAGCCAGTACTTCGGCCTCTGACTGCTTTCGATCTACTACCGGAGACAGATTATCGGATATTTTTTCGCGGATGAATTCCTGATATACTATTGGATCGACTAACTCAAGGAGCTTATCGATACCCAAAGTAATACTGCAATTATGACAATGGTACAAAAATCCGCCATCGTCTTTTGGAAATATCCAACCACGTGCTTTGTACTTATTTTTTCGGGAGTCTCCACAAACGGGGCACCTAAAATTATAATGTTGAGCTTTTACCCTCTTAAATCGGTCTAATCGGTTGGAGATGAGACCAATATACTTTTGTTCTAACCACATAATATAAACCTGAAATAGCTATAGAGCTATTATAACCATTTTTCAGGTTTTGTACATGCTATCCCCAAGGCAAGTGTTGAGAGGATACAAGTGCTACGACTGCTGTTACACCTATCCAAAATAATCTATTAATAATTCTAATAGTATAGGCATTATCATCTACTTTTTTCTCTATATCATCTAACTTAGCTGAGAAACGATTTAATCTTTCAAAATTCGAATGATTGTTTTGTTCAATAGCAATCAATTTCTCTTCAGCCCGCGCTAAAGAGATCATCGCATCACCTAACTTATCGATTTTTTCTTCGATGCGATCTAAACGTTTTGTATGTGTCTCAGCCATTATTAGCCCTTAAAAATACGTTTGCGTTTACCATTGATTTCAATGTAGTTACGCGTGATGAATTGTGTTTTCCTTTTTTTCTTTTTCTTTGGAAATGCTTGAGCATCATCGCCCATTCCAGGACCCATGGTTGTATTATTAGTAGGAACAACTGCTCCGTCCTCTACTAATAATGTAGCCTCTTTCATATAGTAATTCAAACATTCTTCTAAATATTCAATATCATCAGGATCTAAATTTTTTTCTTTAAGCAATAATAAAGCTGCGGCAAATGACGCTATACGCGTCTTGCCTCCAGGAATTTTACCTAGCAGTTTTTTCAGGTTAGCTACTAATCTATCAAAATAACCAAACGATTTTTCTTGCTCAGGCGTTCTGTCTGCCTTCACAACAATAACTTTACCGTTTTTGTCAATTAGTCCAGTTTTGTATGCATCCCATTGCTCAAAAGGAGTTACAAGTCTCTTTAAAAACATATAAATGGCTGCTAAATCGATAGCACCTTTTGCCACTATAAACTCCTTAAGATTTCTGCTATTTTTAAATCTACTTTAATCATATCTGACTTTATATGACACCCTTCATATTCTATATTCATTACCGTATTAGGCATATATTGTAGAAATAACAAGAAAGTTTTTAAAATACCCCAATGCTCTTCATCAATCTTATAAAATAGCATGCGCGTAGCAGCCTCATGATGAAATACATTATATAGTGTAATAATGTGATTTAAAATCAATCTTTCTTTTAGTTCATTTTTTTCTACATATCGAGAAAATAGTCGCTTTAGATATTTGAATCTCTTCAAATCATCATAAAATTCTTCGATATCATATACTGTATTTGTGTAACTCGCAGCAGCATAAAGTAAAAAACTAGACTCATTCAATGGTGTCATAATAATCTTTTATTGATTAACTATCAGGCATAGTGGCGTCGTCAGCTGTACCAGTAGTATTAGCGACATCCAAAGTAGATGTATTAGCAAAATCAGTTGCATCGCCCGTAATACCAGCGCAAGCCAAAGTCTCGTGAGTGACTCGGCCTGAACGGCCACCAGTTCCAGTCGTGACCTTTACCCAACCGGGAGGTACACTACCTTTACCATCACCTCGAGCAGCTTGTGATTCAGCATCACTGACACCGAATACCTCAGTACCGAACAGATCTTGACCTGATTCACCAGTTTCAGCTTTCGCAGTAAACTTAGGCGCATCTGATTTCTGGTCTCTTTTACCGAATAAAGACATTTCTTATTCTCCGTCTTAGTGTTAAACAGTTATTTATTAGTCGTCATCCTTGACAGCTTTCTCTTTCTTAGCTCTCAACTTCTTGAAGTCTTCTGCATCGATGTCATTATCGTCATCAACGTCAAGATGTTTTTTCTGTGCAGGAGAAAGTTCTTTCTTCTCCGCTACAAAATCCTTAAATTTCTTCATGATTTTTTCTCCGTTTGTTTCATTGCTTTACGTGCAAGATGTTTGGCAATGTTTTGCTTCTTAATAGTATTGCCATATTCATCTTTGCGTTCGGCCGGAGCTTTTTTCCAACCAGAATCTTTTTTCCATGAATCAGTCTCTTCAAATTGTGCACTCTTATTATTCTTACGATAATGATTCAGCGCTTTAAAGGCATTGTCTTTGTGTACTTGTACTTTGCCTTTTTGGCCACCATGTGTAACATAGCTGATTGTCTGATGATCTTTCTTTTGTTTTTCTTCAGGCAACTTCCGCTTATAATTAGTAGAAGGATGCTTAGGGTTCAGACCTTTCTTTCGCGCTTTCTTCATTGCCTTATCTTTGTCAGTTACACTGAGAGCATATCCTTTCTTCGCAGAACCTGGATCGTTCTTCTTATTCATATCAGAACGCTCTTTGGCTTTCTTTGACATATAAGCACCAGCTTTGCCACCACGTAATGCAGCAGTCACACCACGACCAAATGCATCTTTACCTTTGTATGCACCTTCATCGACTTGTGTTTCTTCTTCGCTTACCTTTGACATACCGCCACGATCATTCTTGACCCAACCTTTTGCCTTTAACCGCTTTTCACGTTCGGCTTGTGCTGCAGCTTTTGTATCAGCATCATATTTCTTCTTCGCAGCGGCCTTAAACATTCGACCGTGTGCTTTCCGAGATTCGGGCGACATTGCTTCTGATACTTTAGATTCGCGTTCTTTCTTCATCATGTCAGCAATCTTACCAAGCTTGTTCTTATCAGAAGAAGAGATAGCAGCTTTCTTCTTATCATCAGCTATTTTATTTACTGACTTGCCATAAGCCTCAGTGCCTTCACGCATAGCTGAAAGCTTAGCAGCAATCGCCATTTGACGTCTCTTCTTCATAGATTTCCCCTTAAATTGTGGTGCATCAGAATCTTTAAAATCATCTACCCATTTACCCATATCATCTGATGCTTTGAGTTTTTCTGATACGTAATTAGTATGCATATCTGTTGATGCATCTTTCAGACGCTGTCGCAGATCTGCTTTAATTTGTGGATCAAAAGTACGAGTTACACTCTTGATAGCATTTGCTTTCTTTAGCATTTGTCGTAATGCAATCTTCACACGACCCGGTGAATCTGAATTCATATAGAAACGCGGCATCCCTTCAATATCGACAGCATATTTTCCTTCACGGATTGGTTTCTTACCGGTCATTTTACCGTGGTCGAGACCGAGGTGTCGTGAACGACCTTCTGTATCAAAACCGTGTGATACTGTACCTTTATGTACACGGAACACTTGAGCTCCATGGGCACCGCGATGCTTATTACCAGAGAGCTTGAATGCGTGCTTCATTGCATCTGACTTTGACTTATGTACACTATCAGGTTTACGTAAAGATCCACCTGGTTTAGTAACATGATACTCAGCAGCTTCGCTTACCTTATGGTCAGGATACATTGTTTTCATCGCTCGCTGAGGTCCGCCTTTTGCCTTTCTCTTCTCAATTTCTTTCTTGCTCTTATCACCAACTTTGTTGAAATAGCTACGAGCCGTATCTTTTGAAATCTCAGTAATCTGAGTTTCTTCATTTGTATGTTCTACACCAGTTGCATGCGGCTTTAGATCTCGATGCAAACGATCAGCATGTTGTTTACTCTTCGCTTTAAACACAACACCCTTATCAGTATTGCCTACATACTCGATATGACCCGCTCTTTCGTGCTTACGCATCACTGCACCAGCTTTCTTTTGTCGAGAGTCACCATCGAGATGATCAAGCTTTACATGTATTTCGTGCTCTTCGTCCATCATCTTATCTACAAACTTAGTATACTTAGACTTAGGCATGTCTCCCTTCCTTGCTTTCTTATCGCCAGGTGCATCTTTGTATGCTGATGCATCGTCGTCTGCTTTCTTGCCATGCTTCTTAAAGTGTGCATCTCGCTTGGCTTTTGTTGTTTTCTTTAAACCTTTATGATACGCGGCTGGTTGTGTACCCTTACGATCTTTAATGTCAGGATCTTGTGCTGATCGTTCTTCGACAACGTCACCAACCCTTTTAGTAGATACCCAAACTCGACCACCCTCTTCTTTACACTTCGCAAGCATCTCGTCTTTAGTACCAACAGCTGTAACTTTTCTATCCATGACAAGTGCATAATGGCATTGATCACTACCTACTGCATCTTCACCAACCTTAATTGTTTTAACTTCTTTCTCTTCTGGTACACAGTTAGGTACACGCTTCTTACCTTTTTTCTTCATACCAACTTTTTTGTATCCGTCCCAACAGGCTTCTTTTACTTTCTTTTGACCAGGTGTTTTCTTGATTGCATCTTCAACACCTTCAGGTTCTCCCCATTTTGGTAGAGGCCCATCGGGATCACCCTTCTTATTAGGCACAAGCTTAGCAGCATGCTTAGACATGTCACACATTTCGAGCAACTTAATCGCTTCGTCAGGTCCAATCGCCTGAGTCAAAGCCATTACTACATCGTCTTGCTCTTTACCCTTGACTGATTTCAGATCCTGTTTCGTCGGCAACTTCCCCGTCTGTAACTTCTGCATCACTCTCCGAACTGATGTGTTCGTCCGAGCTAGCTTCGACAGGCTCTTCGCTGCTGACTTCAACTTGTTCCTCTGAATCGCTTCCGCTAATATCATCTACTGGTTCCTCTACTGGTGCTGTAGCACCGGGAAAATTAAATTGTCTCTCTAAATCCTGCTGATAAAGGTTTTGATTACCTTTCATAATATCTTTCACAGCGGACATGAGTCCTTGTATTTCGCTTGTATCCTTTAAATCTGCCATAATATCCTCACGCTAGATCTTTATCGTGGTTGAGTCCACCTTTCTTTTTCTTTGCAATAAAAGCATTGACACGTGCATGACCCCATTGTTGTGGAGTCGTGCCAGGTCGATGACCTGTTTTCCATGCTGCAACACCTCTGTTGTAAACTTTACGCAATGTACTTGCTGAGATACCAGACTTTGCAGCTTTCGCAGCAAATGAACCACCTTCTTCAGTCATTGTATTCTTTTTACGAGTATCGCGAGTACGAGCACGATCCATCATACGATCGTGTTTTTCTTTATCAGCTTCCTTCTCTCTATTAATTTTGTCTTTAACTCTTTTTTGATTTTCTGTATATTCTAAAAAAGTTTTCATTTATTTACGCCTAGTTATCTACTAATAAAACATCAAAGATTGCACCACCGCCACAGTTGTTTCCGGTTGTAAAATCAATCTTTAAATCTGTTTTTTCTGCAAAAGTCAGAGGAATTGGGTAATCATATGTTACAACGTTTCCACCCTGTGTTCCCCATTGTCCTTTTAAGTTAAATGCCTCTCCAAAAGGTCGAGCAAATAATTTAAATTGTACTGCTGTCGACTTATCCGAACTTCCTTGGAATTTTATCAAATATCCAGTCTTACCTGCAGGAATCGTATAGACTGCCATTAGAGTCTGACCATTTCCTGCTATAATCTGTGCCGCAAGTGATGCGCCTTGATTGATACTAATAAGTCCGACGTTTGTTGCATCCTTCATACGAGCACGAAAGATACGAGAGAAAGTTGTTGCACCAGACGAACCAACGTTAATGTCTTCGATCACTTGATTATAATCATCATCAAGACCTTGAACTTCGACTATTTCTCCTGTGTCAGTACCGCTCGAAGATGTAATTGCAACAACACCACTCGATGGATATGGATACAGTGCCGTTGTGCCACATCCATCCCATATCGTGGCAGTACCATTGATATCTGTACCTGTATAACCAAATTTATTAATATGTTGCTGACCTGCAGGCAAACCAGCAGAAACAAACGGAGCAACGACTACAGCTTCAAATAATGTTTTATTATTTGCTAGATATGATTGCGAGTCTTTGTTCCAAATTGCCATTAGCAGTTCCACCTACGTCGTGCTGCTTTTCCCCTCTCACCTGTCCATCCTCGCGAGCGAGCACAGAAAGACTTTCGTCTACCAGCTGCTTTACCGTCTGGATCGAGTTTAGAGGGCGGTGTTGTTACCGCGGTCTTAACACCGTGCGCTTTTGCACCTTTACGTGTCAAACCTGCTCCGTCTTCTGTCGGTCTCTTATGACCTTTTGCATCTTCACCTTTCTCATTAATTAAATCATGATTTAAATTGTCAAATGCATATTGCTCAGCACTTAAGTCTGTATCTACAAGATACCATTCTTGCTTGTATTCAGTATATCGATCGCGAATTTCTTCAAAAGTAATATTATATTTTTCACTTTTCTTTCGAAGATTGTGTTCTACCTTCTCTGATATTTTTTCTAAATTAATTTTATCAATGATTCTCATAATCATTTCAGACTCAACAGATTCTTTTCGAGTCTTTCTAGCTTTTTGTACTCTTTCCATCTCGGCTTTTTTAACTTTAGGCAACATTCGCTTTGCAAGCCGCGAAATAATATCCTTTTTCTTTTCAACCTTTTTATCGACTTGTTGACGGCCGGCGTATGGCAAATCTTTATAATTTTTGCCCTGAGATCCAGCAATTCTAGCTCGTATGGCTTCTCTTGCCTTTTTCATCGATCTCTTTTTTAACTTATCGGTATTTGCAATCTTATATTTAGCTCGTCTTTTGCCTAACTTAATTTTGCCTTTAATGCGCTTCATCATTTGCTTGCGCTTTAGACGTTGTTGCATTGTCAAGACTTCTTGTAAATTTTTGTCTTCAGATACGCCAGCAACATCTCTTATTTTATCGTACATATCTTTTGCCTCTGAACCTCTTTGTATTCTTTTTGGCAGACCAGATTTAAATTGAGTAAATTTACCAGCATATGCGAGTGATCTTAATTTAGAAGCACTCATGCCTGAAACATCGTCTGAATCAGGGTCTCTTTCACCTGCTGATACCACGGTAATCTTATCAAAGTTATAATCTTTACCATTATATGTATTTAATAACTTCTGAAAATCATCTACTCTATCAGATCCGCCTATAACAATAAGCTCGTTATATTTGTTTTGTAATTGTTTTGCAACGTCAATAATTGTTCGAGCATTTGAATTTTGTACCATAGGTCCAAATGCTTTTTTAGCGAGGCGGATTTTATCTTCGTAGGAAAGGGGATTTTTTCTCTTATCTTGCGAATGAGATAAGAAGAGCATAGGTGTCGCACGATTCTTCCGTGCAACCATTTTAATTTTTGTAACTAATTTTTCGTGGCCAATCGTAGGAGGATTCATACGACCGAACGCGATAACTACCTTTTTCATGGAGATTGCCTTAGCCTTATCCTAACGAAGGTCTGCCGCAGCCTAACTTCTACAGGTATTTATACAATTATGATTTTAAATGTTCTTTAAAAGAAGGAATGAACTCATAATTTTTAGTTGATGATCTACTTTGTATTGTAGATTCTCGTATCCAACCGATAGCTGGAGTAGGACTCATGATTTTAATAGGAATTTTAGACCTACGAGATTTCAGAAAATATTGATTATCGATTGCACCTGAACAACCCATTGTGGCAATTTCTTCTAATAATTTTTCGGCAGTTTTCGGTGTAATAGCATATGCATGAGAACCTTCATGACCACCACCTTTTACATCAATAATTTGAAATGGAGGACCTGCGGCTCGATGATCATAATTTGTAGGATGTTCTAGTTTATATCCCAGGACGACAATCATATTTTCAGGTATTTCCACATTCACAGGCCACAACATCATTCCATCATGTTCTAATACGATAGCAGCTTTCCCGCTATCCGCTATCTTTTTCCAAATTGCAATATGACCACTATAACAACACTGTGCAGCAGCACCGCCACTTACCTTAGTTGGTTTAGGAACACCGGTATTTTGCCATGCTAATTCTGGTTTGCCTTGATACCATTCAACATATTCCCACGGTAATCCTACCTCTCTACACGAATCTGCTACATCAGATGCATATTTTTGAGATCGTTCATCAATTGTTTTTAGTATATAAGCCTGCGCTGGTTTCATGATAAATTCTTTTTAAATGAATCAATATAATCAAAGTTAACTAAACTTGCTGCGCCCCATATTGTGGATTTTCTTATCCAACCGATCGCACAAACGGGATCTGCAATATACAGCGGTACATTTTTTCTGAGAGTATTTGCTCTAAAAACATGTTGATCGACACAACCAGATGTTCCCATCTCTCTGATATTATCAAGCATTTGTTCAGCAGCACCGCGAGTAATAACATAAGCATGTGATCCACTATGTTTATCTATTTTTCTCAATGCAACTTTATCTTTGACATGATTATATTGATTCTTATCTTTTAATTTATATCCCAATGCAACGATACAATCATAATTAATATTAAAATCGAATTCTTGTAGCATTACAGCATCGTGTTCTAATATGATGGCCGATTGCATACGAGTATCTACGATATGTTTCCATATAGCGACATGACCAGCTGTACAAAGTTGCGCCTTATTACTATCTGAATTAATAGGTTTTAGTGTTTTCTTTGGATTTTCAATGACACCGATTTGTTTATGAGCATCAGAACCCAACATATTGCTGAATCCTTCAAAATATTCCCATTCAATTTTATGTTCATCACACGACTCTGCTGCAATCTCTGCATATTCATATGATAATGTGCTGTCGTGTCTTAAAATAAATGCTTTCATTAAAATATATTCCAGTTATTTTTTTCAATCATCTGATTTATATATTTTTTTTCTTGATCGTAATTGTGCATAGAACTTTGTCGATTATCTGTATCAGCAGAATTATAATAGCTTTTTGTTTCTTTAAAATCAAATCCGTATACATTCACTTCAGCGATATTCAATTGATCAAAAAGATATAAAACAGATAAACCAGTCGAAGGTCGAGGATTAATATTATTTAATTCTGTCCATATTTTGTCTGGTATTCTATATACACTCTTTCCCTTGTATTTGTCGCCAGTGACATGCCTTTTTTCTTTTTCTGCCCATATCGTAAACAAAAAAGTATGAAAAGGCAATTCAGCCGCTTTATTCCAACGAGCTATTTGTTTTGGATCGCTCGTTGCCATATAATCCCATCTTGTACCCTGTATTTGTGGCTTCAGATTTTCTATGTAATTAAATCTTACCGTAGGATATTTGTCTATCTGCTCTCCGTAATTTTTATTGAATAAACTTTGAGCATTTCCTATTACATTAATTTTTTCGGGAAACATAAACTATATAATTTTTCTGTCTATCATCCCACTTTTCTGATAATAGATTAAATCTTGTATTAAGTTTTTCTTTCCACCATGATTGATCTTCTACAATCAGATGTGCATTTCTACCATCAGATAATATTTTTGCAGCTGGTCTACAACTGATAACAAAATAACCTTTGTCGAGTGTACAGCGTTGAAGATCATCAAGTACTGATTCAATGAGAGTTGGTTCTATATGTTCAAGCACATCACAACATACCACAAAAGAACGAGGTATATTGTTGTCTGCTTTATCTGCAAAACCTGGATCGTATTCGGTTACTTGATATTGATTGGGTAAAGAAGCGCCGAAAGTGCCATGACCGGCACCATAATCGAGGATATCTACATACGTTTCTTTTTGAAGGAGAGGTAAAACTTCTCTAACATATTGGCGACCTGTGTCACCCCATCGAGTTTTAGATTCTTCACGTGTTTGTCTAAGTACATTTTTATATTCATCACTAATTAACATTTCTCAAACTACTCTTTGTTAGGGAATCTTGTGATAGACTCAACTCTAAAATATCTAGACTATTATATTTTATTTCAGCGAATAAAAACTGTTGTAGGTCATCGATAACCTTTGTATTTTTATTTATCATATCCTCAAAAGATAAAGTAAACGTCCATCTTTTATCAGACCATTTCTTGATACTATCTGGTATGGTTACTTTTCGAGGTCTATTTCTACCACTCTCTTTATTCCATCTATTCCAACTATCAGCAGCATCTTTTGGATTTCTATGTAAGATAATTTTTTTAAAATTATATAGCTGTTGCTCTAGTTTTTGACTATAGATGTGGTGTGTAACAGCAAACTCATTATCATTAATTTGTTCGAGTGCTTCTTCGATACTAGCTTTTGTACGATATCTTTCTGGATGTTTACGACCATCTTCTAGATCTTGAGGATTATATCTGTCATACGCTCCGGCATTGATATGCATATATGTAAACATCAACCCCATATTTTGGAGCACGTTAGCAAGCAGATATGTGCCTGATTTTGGCTGACTAATTATTAAACTTTTCATTGATGAATACAAGTCCGGTTAATTTAACGTATGGTGCCCATCGGCCGCCATCTGTATTCATTGTTGTTACTTCTTTTAATTTAGTAGTATGCTGTCGACTAAACTTAAATCCATAACTCTCAATTTTTTGAAGCCAATAATCTTCTTCTTGCTCGTTGACGTGATGATGTCCGCCTTGACCAGGTACAGCGTGCGTCATAAAGAGTACACGACATTTTTGAAATGCAGCAACATAATTATCCATATATTGCTCGTACACATGTTCTACAAATTCTACCGACCAACACAAATCGTATGTTTCGTTAATTGTTGGAGGACCGTCTTGAAAATCATGTATAGTAAACATTGATTTGTTAAACCAACTCTCGGCGATTTTTCGATCGCCATCAATGCCATGTGCTTTTAATCCTTTTCTGACTGCTAAATTGACCATGCCCCCGGGCCCGCAGCCGACGTCGAGCATTGATTTAATATCAAATTCTTCTATGGCCCAATCAATAGCGCCATGATCTAAATGAGTCACACCGCAGTGACCGCCTAAGTGTCTTCCTTGCATTTATCGTTGCCATCCTTTTATCACATCAGGGCTAAAATTAGCTTTACTAAATTCCATTCTATCTACAATCTTGACAGCATCGTTGCTCAAATGATCGATAGCACAGAAACCTTCTGGTGCTGTAACTTTAAAACCTGTACGAGTTCTAAGAAAGGTTCGAAGAGAACCAGCTTTATTCATTTTATTTATGATCATCTGTTTAGCGTCTGACAGCAGAACCATTAATGTCCATACATTTTGAATTTGTGGCTTTCTAAATCGACTAAAAAATCTCATTGTATTTTTCATCTCAGCTTTTTTCTTTGCTTTGCTAGCTGGTGTTTTTAATTTATCAAGTTCTTTTTTGTATCGATCAGTAATCCAATTCATGAATGCTTGAGTGTGTGTACGCGGATTAATTCGTTTGCCACCTCTAACATAACTATTATTAAATATTTTGATGAGATCTAGCATGGTTTTATTCTCATGAAAATAGTTAATCAATTCTGCAGGCGTATTATTAAAAACTGTACCCGCCTGTGATAAGAGTGCAGTTACTCTTTCAGTTTCAGCTAAAGTAAATGTAGCGTTTCCTGTTTCATCTCGATAAGTAGCATCGGTCTGCCATACACCGGCTACATTATTAAAGGTAGAAGCAATCTGTTTACCAAAACTAGCCCGCATAGAAACAAAATCGTTTCCAGTATAAGTAGTGTGCCATACAACTCCGATTTTAGCTTTACTAATTTCACGTCCGAGCGGACTTTTGACAGGAACAGCATAGACAATAGTATTAGGCTGGAAAGTAAAATAAGACTCATCATCGATGGTTTCCTTTTTGACGTCTCCTTTGGTGAACATCAAATCACCCTGAAATACGCCTTTTTTGATTCCAAGTTTGCTGAATTCTTCGAGCGCAACGAGGAGTTTATCAGTAAGAGTTCCTGTAGTATCAGCTTTGACGTCTGCGGGAGTCTTATAGATTTTTGGGTTTTTGTTAAATACACCTTTTTTAGCAACGAAAAACTTACCGTCTGTCGGATCGATGCCCGCGAATACAGCAGGAGCACCGTCCCATTTGACGGTGCGAGAGACAGAAGCTTTGCTACTACCTGATAACATATCTCGTAAATCACGTAGGAAATTAATAGCCTTTCTAGTTCCAACCACGCCTTCATTGAATATCAAATCCTCCACATGTTCCATATGAGTGTTCTTGGCTTCTACTATATACTTATCGAATTTTTTCATTAGACTTTAATCTTGGGTTTAATAGTGCCTTGAGTAATAACATCGATCATAATGTCAGTCTTTTTAACTGGATCTGCTTTGATCACATGACCAGCAGCAGTTGTTAATTTTGGGCCGCTGCGATTATTATTGAAGAAAATCACAGGGATATTTCCAAAATATTTGTATGCTTTATTAGCATATTCTGTTTCAATTGCTTTCCATTCTTTTGGATATGTTTTCTTGATTGCTTCTATTTGAGTCTTATTTACTTCATTCTTGCCTTTGCCCATGGTAGCAAACCCAAGAGATTCTTTCATTTGTACAGCTTTATTCACCATATCTGTAAGGTCCACTGTACCACCCAATTTAAATCCAGTTACAGACTTTTTATCACCTGCTAAATTAGCGCCCTTGACTTCGAAAAGTTTTGATCCAATTTTCATATCAACACCAGCAGATGTACCTCCACCGAGTGTAGCATCATCAATTAAGAAATATAGTAGGCATTCACCAGGACCCACGCCTTTTGGTTGAAAGTCATATAGATTATTAAATGCTTGACGATCGATTGTCTTGAGATCATTGATAAGATTATTGACTTTAGTCACATCCATGCCTTTGATGGTTTTAGACAGATCAAATCCTTTGAACATATAAGTGGCGTACAGATGTTGAATCTCGTTTTTATATTTGAGAGATTCAAAATCTGCACCACGAATATTGAATGACGTAACTTGAGTTGCACGCGCAATAAAATCAGCATCCAACTCAGATACTTTGGTGAGTCTAGCCATGACGACCTCCGAAATAGTGTATAACTATTTATGCTGCGGAGTATTCGAACCATTCAGGTACAGGCCGTTTTGTCCAAACCATTTTAAATCGTTCTTGTTTGGTTTGGTAAAATGCTCGATAAGAACCCATCACATCGTCAGGATTCATGCATTCGGGATTTGCACCCATCGCGAGCGGCATAGGAGTCACTTCTTCGGATGGATTAATGTTGTTAGGAGGAAAACACAACCAACCATCAAGCTCATCTGTCTTGTGATACTTGTTGTATCGATAGTTGTACTCGATGCCGAGGTAGAGGAACATCTGATATGCCCACTTGTAATTACCTGCCGTCTCCATAGCCCATACAGTACACGGATGTTTTACATGTACGGCAGAATAGAGGACATCCTCGCGCTCATCAGGCAATTTCCAATAACGTTGCATAGTCTTGCCTGACTTTGAAGGTCGACGCTCCTCAGTACCATCAAGGAGACGATGCACAGTCGATAGCATCTGTGCTTCTTCAACGTACATCTTCGGTACGTGTTTGTCGCAATGTGACTGAGCACAACGCTGCGGTGTTTCTTCAATAATAAATCTGTTCATTTCACAAAAACCTGTATAGTGTGTCGACCGTAGTTTTTTATATTTCTGACTGTCGTTACCCAATGAAGTGTAGTATCGTCATTTACTACCATTCTATTATATTTTGCAGGAATTATACATGCTTTATCATCTATCTTTGCTATTAATTGACCACCCCATTCTATCGGCCAATCTTGCAAATAAAATGTAAATGCACACGTGTACGATTCATCACTATGTTGATTAATTCCAGAATTTGGACCCCAAATATAATAACTAACTTGAGTATCTTTATTTGGAGTACAATATTCTTTAATTTTTTCTAAAACAAACGACTTGACCCCAATACATACTGGATGATATAATACATGACCTGTTTTACCTCGGTACAGGTATGGTTGCCATGCATATCGATTTGTGCACCATTGTTCTTTGCTTGCTTTTAGCTCATCACTAGTATCGATAAGAGAATTAAAATCTTTATGAATGATTTGCAACTCTTCTTCAGAAAAAATATTATCAATGACTTTCACGAAGATCGCCTTTCTTCAATGAGATATAATCTTTCTTCGTCATAATATAGGCTGCAGTAGCGAGAATTAAAATGCCGGCAGACTCATAGATGATGTTGAGAGCATCAGTGCCTTTAGTCTGTAGTATGATCATGCGTGTGAGAGCAGTCATCGCAATGATGAGAGGGAGAGTTACCGGTATACGTTCGCTCTGATAGAAAGCAGCGACCATACCCAGAATTTCAGCGTAAATGAATAACAAGAAAAGATCACCCAAGGCCATCTTTCCTTGTTGTTGAAACATTCCAATAATATCATAGCCGGCAGCCCATATAGTACCAGCGACTACGAATAATAGAATTGCTTTTTCGGCATGTGTGATAGCACTGCCTATCTTTTGTTTTAAATTTCCCATTCCAAATTCAACTCAATAGTACATGGAACCATCGGAACTTCCCCATTGAAAGTGATTTGACACTCATCAATGTCAGGATTTCCCATTCCTTCCATGTCCTCGATAGTAACTCCCCAGTCGTCAGGCGGCCGGAGAGCACACGAAGATAATAATAAAACGAATGCTAGACGAGTAACCATGTTAGCCCAATAAGAGATAACACAGTCACACATCCATAAAAGAAAAGTTTAAAAATTACTGCCCCGAATTCTACTAAGAACCATAGAACAAAACCAATCATCAATAAGACAATGCACATCTTAAATGCGATGTAGCCAAGTCCTATGATTCCAAGTATGGGGTCCATAATTTATTCCGCGTCGGGCGCAGGGGCCGGTTCTTCGCCTTCAGCATCAGGTTCTTCTACAACCTGAGTAGCTTGGCGAACTTCTTGAATCAACTCAGCTACTTGACCGTACGGCAAATTGCCCAGTACGCCAAGCACTTTATTCATTGTTTCAAGGGGAAGTTTTGCAACTTGAGCCATGTCGTTCTCCTTAATTGTCCAAAAATTCATCGATCTTTTCGCCACCGAATTGATCGACCCACGTAGCGCCCTTATAGAGCTTACTAATACACCAAAATACTACATCCCATAGTAACACAATAGGAGTGACTAGTACAACTTTGGTAATTCTTTTAATATTTATATCCATCAGAATATCTTATCCATGAATCTCTGTACTTCTTTATCAATCTTACGCTTCATGCGATGATCAAATTCGCGACTCATTTGATTACTAGTATATTCACCATATTGGCCACGACCATTACGAGAATTTTGACGATCACGCAACAACCTTAATTCTGCACGATGATCGCGCTTGCCATCAGGACCATAGACTACATAACGACCATTTTGCATATCGTATGTATCTATATGAGATACCTTGATAGGTGTATGAGTTGTCGTCTGAATGTTACCATTACGACTACTATTTGACCGAGCAGCTTCAGTTGCCGCTTGACCTGTTGCTTTGATATCTCGCTTATCAGGAGTAGAGTTATCTTCGTAAGTAGAAGGTTGACTCGCACAACCAATCATCGATGACAAAGCTAGAACTGCTAATAAGTATTTCATAAGAATACCTCCGTATTATTTATGCAGCTTTCGGTGCAAACAGTTTACCAAAGCCTTCGCAAAGAACGTTGAAGGCACAGATTTCCCAGCACCAATCTGAGTAGAAGTCGTCTTCACACTCATAGCCAGAATCAGTCCACTCGTCGTCGCGACCAATTCCTGCGAGCTGCTTGTCGTAGAACTTTTCGAAACCGATCAGGTTTTCGAGTAGACCCTCACCGTCAGCGTAGAACTTGCCAAAGCTAGCGTTACGAAAGTACTTAGCAGCAACGTCCCAAGGAATGGTGTTGCCACCGCTGTAAGTGTCTGCGAAAAACTCTGAGATATAAAGTTGCTTAGCCATATCAACGTCCTTTAGTAATTTACAGGAACCATTATACCTTAGGGGCCGGATATGTACATCCCTAAGTTATTGATTTCATTGGAGTTTCTGGAGTGACGCAAGTCTATGATTTGTAAAGAGATTTTCTTAGACTATTTTATGTTAATAATAACATTTTTAGATCATTGGGATATATTACGCCAATCCGTAGGCTCTTGATGCTCCAGATCGTGAACATGGAGAGCCATGAGAGCATAATGTAATACCTTCATCAGATCCTTACGATTCTTACCATCTTTCTGTCCGTATCGCTGTGTGTACTTGAGGATATTGCCTAAGCAGAACCCTTCACCATGACCGCCATCAATGATAAACTCTGTGGCTTGGAACTTGCCTTTTGCATAGTGTTGATCATATGTAGAGTCAATGTAGTCAGCTAACTCGTTTACTAATTCCTCTTCATTAAATTTATACTCAATCGACAAGTGTCGGTCCCTCCACGACAGTGCTTTTACGAATGTCTACGAACTCACCACGATCGGTCTGCAATACAAACTTCTCAGACATCGGGTTGTTCAATACTTCAGGCATTGTGCCTACTTCTACGAGTTCTTTATTCTCGTCTTTCCAATGTGTAAACTTGATTCTAAACTTTTTCATTTAAATGCTTCCTGAAATAAGTTGTACCAATAGTAATCTGTTTCTAAGAATTTGTACAATTGTGTTTTTAAATCATCTTCGAGTGTGTCTAGTTTTGCTACTTGAAAGCCATCATATTTCTTAGCATTCTCTGCTGTCACATTCTCAGACTGAAACTCTTCTAATCCTAATTTTGTTTGTATATCAAAATCAAGAGTTTCTTGATTTAAAATTTGTATATCATTGATATCTTGCAAATAGAGAAACGACAATATATTCCTATAACGAGCAGCACTAAAAGAATACACAGCTTCTAGCAATTCTAACTCTATCATTCGTTTTAGATTATTTTGTTCCCAACTCCAATCCCATAATAATGGTGTAGAAGACACATGCTCGTTTGGATCTTCGATATGTTGCATTCGAATCATATTATAAAAAGAAACCAAATGTGTGGCAGGATCTCTAAGACTAATAAAGAATGTGCCACCACTACTGTTACATTTGTCAATTAGATCTTGATTGGGATAGCCAAAATGTACTTTATGCCAAGTTACATCATCAGTGATATGGCATTCTGGCTTTTCAATATCAGTGATTTGAGTACCACGAATGGCTGACCAAATTGTATGACCGCCAGTTTTGGGTTGGTGAAAATATATGTTGTGTTTCATTTCCAGCTATCGAAAACCGTCTTATCAAACCTTTCTCGTTTAAGACCTTCACCGAACTCTGTATTGTCCATGACTGGCTTATCAGCGATGTCAGGTCCAATGTTATTTTGCGCATTCTGTTCTACATCATACAACTTCATTCTTGATCTGTCGACTCCAACGACAAATCGACGATGGAGACCGGGGTCATTGTATCTGTTTTTGAGTTGTTTGATGAGGAGCTGACCGAGGCTCTCAAGTTCTTCGTTAGAGATGGCGGCAAACATAAAATCTGCAGTAGCGGGCAATCCAAAGGACTCGCTAGTGTCCTCGAGGCCCACATCCGACGACGTGAACCCTGTTCGATTAGTCTGCGTTGCTGTAAAGATCGGAAGGTTGAATTCAACTGCAA